GGTATCGCGGAAAAAAGTATGCACGGGGGGCATTCTGGTAATCAGCTTACCCAGCGTGCGCGGGGTGTAAATAGTTGTTTCGATAGCCATTTTCTCTTCGCTCCTTTACTTCAAAAAGATTCCGATATTGCGGAACGCCTTTGCCAGCGTATCGGCGGTCACGCCCTCCGGCAAGGTGATAGCGTCCGCGAAAAATTCGCCCGTCAGGTAGACGACGACTTCTTCCGCGGCTTTTGCGGCGGTCGCGGCGATGCCGTAAATGCCCGCCGGGGTGCTTGTGCCGCTCACAGCTTCGCTTGCGGCGACTTTTACAACGGGTTCAATGCCGTTGTCGGTCAGCTTGACGGGTTCGTACTGCTTGACGCTCTTTCCAGTGGCAACAGCCTTGACCGCCGTAACAACGGGGTATTCTCCGGCGAAAAACTTCACGGGTACGCTCTGGTCTTTCTGGATTTCGTACATGGTGTTTCCTCCTTTACTTCGTCGCGGGGAACAGCTTGTCAATGGCCTTGTCAACGTCATTGTCGCCGCCATCGCCCGCGCCCTCATGTGCGCCCGCTCCAACGTCGCCCGCACCGCTCTTCTGCGCGTCGTCGTCGCGGTTCTTGATGTAAGTTCCGCCCTGCTTCTTCTGCGCGGCAACGATAGCTTTTGCCACGTCGCCCGCCGCAATGGGGTTGTTGAACTTCGCGTCGTTTACGATGCTCTCATAGCCCGCAAGCGCCACGTCTTCAATGTCCTGAATGCGTTTGCGCTCCGCGGTGGTCGCCGCGTCCTCGATCTGACGCGTCAGGTCGGGAAAAGCCGCTTTCAGGCCGTCAACCGTAGTGATTTTTTCGATTCCGTCCATTGTGTTTCGCTCCTTTTCGGTATTTTTATGGTTGGTTTTATTTGAAAAACCGCCGGGCGTGCGGGCCGTCATGCGGTTTAACAACGATACAGGCATATTCGGAAAGCGCGTCAGGTCGAGGGAAACGCTGTTCACAACGACTTTCGCCGCATTTTCCACGGTCGTTTCCGCGTCCTCAAACATGAGTTTGTCACAGAAGCCCGCGTCAACGGCCTGTTTTCCGTCGTACCACGTTTCAGCCGCCATGATTGCGGCAACGTCCGCCGCGTCCTTTCCCGTTTTCAGGGTATAGGCGTTCACGATAGACTGCTTGATAACCTTTAGTTCATCGGTCATTTTCGCAAGTTCCGTTTCGTTGAAGTAGCCCAACAGCCCCAACGCCGGGTCATGCACCATGAAAACGCCGTTTCCGGGAATTTCGATGCTGTCGCCCGCCATTGCAATAATCGTCGCCGCAGATGCGGCCCAACCGTCGATTTTCACGGTGATTTTCGCCGCGTTGTCTTTCAGGCGGGTGTAAATGGCATTTGCGGCGAACACGTCACCGCCGCCGCTGTTGATTCGTACCACGATTTCAGGTACAGCGCCCAGCGCGTCCAGTTCCTCCGTGAACTGCCGCGGGGTCACTTCATCGCCCCACCATGTTTCGGAAGCAATATCGCCGTAAAGAATGAGTTCCGGGGGATTGTCCCCGCTTGCTGGTTGGAAGTTCCAAAAGTGTTTATTCTTCGGTTTTGCCTGCGGCGTTGCCGTTTTCTCCATTTTCTTTTACCTCCCTTAACATTTTTTCTTCGCGCTTCAACTGCGCGGCGTTTCGGTAGAAGTCTGAACCGTTCATTTCCATAGCTTCGCGGTCGCGTGTGGAGAAACCATTCTGCACGCGCTTTTCCGCCGCGGTGACTTCCTGTACCGGGTTCAAAAGGCCCTGTGCCGGTCCGTTCCACTCTGCGCCCGTGTACGCCTTGCGTATCAGCGGGTCAGAGAAAAAGCCGGGCGCTGGAATGCGGCCCTTTGCCACAGCTTCGGCGAACCATTCTTCATAGACTGGTTGGCAAAAATCATTTGCAAGCCACGTCCGATACATACGGAACATTTTCCATGCTTCCAGAAGCGCCCCGCGGGACGCGCTGTAAGACGCGTTGAAGTTCTTTACCAACAGTTCATAGGGGATTTCAAGGGCCGCGCCGATCTGACGGCAGATAGCCACAACGAACCCGTCAAAAGCCGTGTTCGGTCTGCCGGGGTTCATGTCGTGTGCTTTTTCGCCCTCGTTCAAATCCACGATTGCGCCGGGGGCAAGTTCAATCGTGCTGTCGTCGCCTGCGTCTACTTGTGCGTCCTCTGGAATGATTTCACCGAACCCGCCGTCGCTGGACGCGGATTCTTTTTCGATAAACACCGTGAACATACCAGAAACCACGGCGGCGACAAGTTCCGCGTCTGTATATCGCCCAAGCTGTTTCAGCGCTTCAATGACCGGGGCAAGAAACGGCACGCCGCGGCGCTGTCCGATGCGCTCCCGGTTCATAATGTGAAGCACATTTCTCCGCCCGGTCTTTGCGCCCCACGCTTCAACGCGCGTCCACCCGGTTTCCGTCATGTCATACGAAAGAGGGTGGTGCTTGCTGATATGGTAGGCCACGACTTCGCCCGCGTCGTTGGTTTCAACGCCGCCGATGATATGCGGGTCAACAATCCCGTTCGGATTGCTCAACCTGTCCGCTTCGATCAGACAAATTCGCAGGTCGTAAGGCATATTTGCCCGCTTTGTCACGGGCAATGTTGCGATAACGTCACCGCTCATAAGCCAGTTCAGAAACGCGAGTTGTTGCAGTTCGTAGAAGTTGTCAAGCCGTTCAAGGTCGCAGGCGGTCGAATCGGCCCACAGTGAAAATTCCCGCTCGATTTTGCGTTCAAGGTCGCGGGCGGCTTCTTCGTCCATTCCCAACGCTTCATAGTCGATTTGACTTTTCAGCCGCAGGCCGGACCCGATGACGTTTGTTCGGCAGGTTTTCAGCGCACCCGTCGCCAACGGAACGCCCATGTAGAGGTCGCGGCAACGTTGCCGCAGGGTCGATAAATTGTCCTGAATATCTTCCTTTGCGGACCCGCCGCCATACAGCCAGCCCGCAAGCGATTTCTTCGTGTGTGATGCGCCGTAGTTTCCATACCCGCTATCCAGAATATCCAGCTTCCGGCGGGCGGCGGCGCGTTTTACCGCCGTTTGCGGGGACACGGCGGCAATCACCCGGTCTAATGCGTTCAAACCGCTTCACCGTCCTTTCTCACAGGTCCCGCGGCACTACCCGGAACACGCGGTTTCTTCCGCCGCGGGCTTCGATGTTTTCCAGCCGGGAAACCTCATTCGTCCAATACTTGATGCGTTCGCCGATTTCGGAAAGGTCGGCTTTCGTCAGGCTCCGCGAACCGATGGTATCAAGGCTTTTCCATTTGCGGACCTGTTCAGGCTTTACGCCTACTTGCTCCGCAACCTGTCGGGCCGTCAGCGTGCCGCCGGAATCAAGCCATATCCGCCGGGCTTTGTCACGTTCCGGGTTTCGCTCTCTCGCCATGCGTCCGCCGCGCCCCCTTTCGTTTGTTTTTCATTTTTCGTTCCGGGCGTTGCCGCGGAAGTGCGTAAAAAACGGGCCATGTTCAAAACATGGTCCGTTTTCAGGCTTCCGGCGGCGTGGAGGAATGCGCCGCCCGTATCGTTGTGTTCACTTTTCACAATGCCAATTATAGCAGGAAAAACGGGCAATAGGTGGCAATCTTATTTTTCCGGGAAAACGTAGCGGGAAATCCGCTTGTTCTGCTCAAAGCGCTTTGCCAATCTATCCAACGCAATGTTTCGGATATTCCGGCATTGCCGCGGGCTGTAATTTACGCGTTGCGAAAGACGTTCCCATTGAAGCCCGTCTATGTAAAAGCCGTAAATCACCGCTTTTTCGCGGTAGTTCAGGGCGTTCAACTCCGAAAGAATTTCGCCCTTTATCGCGGTCAGCCTTTCGTTTTCCCGGCGCATATTTGCGATAGTGTCGGAAACGGACTGCGGGATATTCAGCACGACGCGTTCGACAGGGTTTGAAACCCCGCCTTTCCCGTGTGGCATACCGTCGGAATTCACCGCGCCCAACGTGGAATAGTATTGATCTTCAAGGTTCCGAATAACCCGCTCGTTCATGGTGACTGTTTTATCTATATCCCGGTAAAAATCCAGAATAGCAATAACTCTTTCTTGCTTCATTGCTCCGTTTCCTCCTGTTCCTGCTCTATCAAGGCGGCTTATATACCCTGCGGAAAGGGTGCGCCCGCTCGTAATGTCTGATTTGGACCATGTACCGCCGTTCAATCAGCGCGGCCCGCTCTCTCTGCCGTTTTCTTCGGCGGTGCTTCGGCTCTGCCTGCGCTACGGCTTCTTCAACTTGCGTGATGAATTTTTCAACTGCGTTTGTCAGTGTGTCCGCAATGGACGTGATTTCGTCCCGTATGACCTGCAACGCTTCTTGAATGCGGTATATGGCTTCTTCTGCTGATATGCCCGCCCGCTCCGCAAGTATCATCGCGGCTTCACGGAAACGCTCTGCTTCCTCCGCCGCGGCTTCCAGATAATCGGTCTTGTATTCGTCCATCTGCGCCCCTCACTCTTCCGCCGGGGAACAGAAATAAGAAACCGAACAAAAGATTTTCACCCGCTGTCCGCAATGTTGGCAGGTGTGCGGCTTTCCCTCCGCCGCGCCGCGAATGCTGTATTCGATAACTTTTGCCGCGTCAAACTTCGCCCCGCAATACGGGCAAATCCCGCATTCGCTACTTCTGGTAGCCTGCGGGCGGCGTGGTGCGCTCTGCTGGGTGCTTTCGGTCGGCTTCGTGTCCTGCGTCCCGTCTGCGGTGTCCCGCTCCACAGCGGCGCTATACGGCGGCGTGGTCTGCGTGTCCGGCACTTTGTCCCGCTCGACTACGGGTTCCCGCTCTTTCTGCGGGCGTTCTGCCTGCGTAGGTGTGGCGGTGTTCTCTGCGGGCGGTGCAGGCGGGGCAGGACGTTTCCATTCCCGCGCGGCCTTGATGGAAATTGCCCCGGTCAGGTGATATTCCTTAAAGGCGGCGTTCTGGTTCTCCACAGGCAGGCCCGCCAATTCGTAGGCGGTCGAAAGGTTGATGCGGTCCGCTTTCAGTTCCTCCGTGAATTCCGGGGACAAATGGCGAATGATGGTGTCATATCGTCCGATCTGCGTTGTGCTGGTATGAAGCACCTTTGCGATAAAATCGCGGGTCCCGTCCGTCTGTAACTCTCCGTCTTCAAACGTCTTTTCGACGATGCGGCGCAACAGTTCGACGAACCGGGGCTTTGTCTTCGCTTTCTCCAAAACCTCCCGCAGATAGCGGACCTCTTCGATTTTGTCCCATGCGGTCTTTTCTCTCTGCGAGTTTGTAACGATCAGGTCCAGCCCGTCGCGTATTTCCTGTTCGTCCGCCGCTTCCTCTGTCGGTTCGATGACGCAGGGTACGAATTCGTATTCCGGCTTCCCATCGTTCACAAGTTCGATAGAAGCAAGGCGGCGGCGATGCCCGGCAATGACCTTGTACTTGCCGTCGCCCAGCGGAACGACGACAAGGTTTTGAAGAACTTTCCCTGCAATTTCGATTGCCGCTTTCAGTTCCCCGATTTCCCGCATGGAATAGAAATTGTCTTCCGACGGCACAAGGTCAAAGACGCTCAATTTCTCATAGCGGCTTTCAGAGGGGCGGGGCTTTGCGCTCCCGCCGCCCGCCGCCGCCTTTGACGTGTCGCTCAAAATCTGGTTCAAATTAAATCTTCCCATAGATAGCCCCTTTCCCGTCCGATTCGGACAAACTTTCATTTTCGCATTCCCGGCAAGGGTAAATCATTTCGTGATACCCCCGTTCGGTCGATCTGTGAAAAACCCGTTTCCCGTACTTCAAGCAAATATGCGGCTTGACTGTTCCGGCTTTGTGTTGCTGTTCCTCTGTCAAGTTCAGGTGTTCACAGTAATTGCAGTTTTTCACTTTTTGCCCCTCCGCAAATACTCCCGTACAAACGCGATATAGTCCATCGCGGTTCCGCTCCGTCGGCTATACTCCACGATAGGGATTTCCGAAAACGTGCTTTCGGTGACTTTATCCGAATAGCGAATGCGAGTGTCAAAGACGGGGTACTCCGGGCGGGACCGCAACCACGCTTCGCCCTGCTTCTCTGCGTCGGCGCGGATAAAGCAGGTAATCAAGCACCCGGCAAGGCGCAAGCGCGGGTTCAGGTCGTCCCGTGTGTCCTCGATCTGTTCTTTCAGTTCTTCCAGCCCGTCAAAGGCGTACTTGTCAATCTTTATGGGAATAATCACGTCGTCGGACGCGACAAGGGCATTTATCGTTGAAATGTTGATGTCCGGGGCGTTGTCGATGATGCAGAAATCATAAAAGTTTTCTTCCGCAATCGCGTTCAGGGCGGACCGCAGGCGCGTTTGTTGGGGGCGGGTGCTGTCCATCAGGACTTCCATGTTCGCCCGAATCAAGGTCATATTTGCGGGCATTACGTCGATATTCTGGAACCGGGTCTTCTTGATGACCTCCCGCGTGTCCAGCCGCCGGGCAGTCAGCACGTCCGAAATGCTCTTGTCATCGTAGGAATGAACCCCGAATGCCTTTGACGTGTTGCCCTGCTTGTCGTTGTCCACAAGCAAAACACGCTTGTTGTGGAACGTTGCGAGGACGTGGGCCATGCTGTCAGCGGTCAGCGTCTTTGCAACGCCGCCTTTTAGGTTGATAATTGATATGGTTTTCACCGTGCAAACCTCCTTTTTGATGTTGACCCGCTCGACGGCGGGGTTTTACCCTGTTATTCGTCCCTGTCGTTCATCAGGTCCGAACCCGTGTAATTGTCCAGCCGCTTTTCGTAGCTTGCATTTTGATCTGTTATTCCGCTGTACGTTTCATACGGGTTCGGCAACCCGTGTTTTTTTCCGCACTCCGAACAAATCACAAAACTTCTTGCTTTATCCTCTGTCCCGAAAGGCTTGTTGTCCGTGTGGTATCTTGCAAAGTTCTGAAACGGCTGGAGGGTAAGAAGCGTCGCCGTTCTGTCGCAATCTTTCCCGCAAAAGTCGCAAATCGCATGAATCATTTTTTCGCCCTCCGTTCTTCCGCCGCGGCGATAACTACCAGCTTCCCGCTGTTGTCCAGTTCATACAGAAAGAGGATTTCCCCGGTTTTAACGCTGTGCTGGCACACAATGTCGGTGATCGTGTGCGTTACCTCCGTGAAAACCGGGCCGTTAAAGGCAAGCCCCGTCGGGTGAATCTCCCGCCGCTCCGTGATTTTGTCCCCGATCTCGAAAGGACACGTCGCATTGAATGCCGCAAGTTTCATTTTCTTTTACCTCCGTTTCGTTTGTCAGTGGCTCCCGGTCTTACTTCCGCCGCCGCTTATGCTTTTTCCGCTTTGGAGCGGGAGGGGCGGGCGGTTCCGGCTCCGTCGCTTCCTCGCATAGAACTTCCAGTTCCTCCACGTCCGCCGGGGCGAACGTCAGGGACGCGCCGCCGGGGTCGTATGCCTGCGCCGCCCAATCCGCCTTGAATTTCACAAGGTCGTTTTTGTAGCGCGGGAACGGGTGTACCTGTTCGGCGTAGTAAATCGCCATCATCATTCTTTCGTCGTCCGCCGGGTCCCAATTATGCAGGTGATAGCTTGCGTGGTTGTCGTAGGCCCACAGGGAAAGCAGAACAACCAGCCCGTCGAACTCTTCGTTCGATCTCTGGATATTCTCAAAGTCCCGGTAGGTCAAGCCTTGCCCTCTGCATTCCTCCCGGATTTGTGGAATGCTCTTGCCGCCCGTTTTCAGGCGGCAACGAACAACTTTCGGTCGATAGTTCATGTATTTTCACCGTCGCTTTCTTTCGCCCGCTCGATTGCGCGAACGGCGGCAAAGAATCCGCTTGCGCCCATAGCTTGCAGGGCCGCGGGCGCGTTGATAAATACGTTGTCGTTGCGGTTGACCCATTCTTTCAGAAATTCCACGGTATAAAGCGGGTCATTCAGCCGCCGAATGATTGCTTCCTGCTTCTCTGTGATCGTGATTTTCCCCATGTCTATTTCCTCTCTTTCTTCTTCAACGGGCAGTAGCGCGGGGCCGTCTTCCCGTAGAACAGTAGCGGACCCGGCGGCGGGCATTGCGGGTGATTGCAGAAAGACGCTTCCTGCCCGAAATGCCCGACGTGGGCGCTGTTGCTGTTTCCGTTGCGTGGGTATGTGTGGACCGATGCAAATTCGCATTCGCGGCACTTCATGTCGGTTCCTCCCAATTCCACCACCCTTGTTTCCCGTGGGCGGGAATGGGCGTTTTGAACATGACCGGGTTTTGAAGCACCCACGCGAACCGCCCCGGCGAATAATCACCTAACAGGCGTTCCCGGTTATCCAAACTGTCCACAAGTTCTTCCACAGGCACACAATCGACGATTTCAACGGTTCCGATGACTGCGCCCCGCGGCAGGTTTCCGCCGCCGCCTGCGGCTTCCAGTACGGCCCAAAACTCGCCGTTCGTCAGATGCTTTGTCGCCTGCACTTCGTCCAGCCGCCCGGCGTGGACAGCGACGCGGCCCCGAATATGCGTCCGCCGGGGTCGGGTTTCATAATGCTTGACCCCTGCTACGATTGCGTGTGCGTAGGGCTGATACACGGTAAAGGCTTTCATTCCGTGTCCTCCGCCGCTTCCGCGTCAAACGTGGTCGTCTGGTTTTCGTCCGGCTCTTCTTCGTCCTCCGCCGCCGGGGTGGTGAATGCGCTCCGGGTGTTCAGGAAGTGGCGGCATTGATAGGACAGTTCTTCCAGTTCGTCGGCGAATTTCTTACTAATGACATAAGGCATGATGACCACCGCCGTCAGGAACCCGGCCTTTGCGACGATGTACGAACCGCCCTGCGGCGTGGTCCGCTCGTAGAATTGCACCATGTCGATAACGTCTTCCAGCGGCGAAAGGTACAGGCTCCGAATGAATGTAACGCCGTTGTTCGTTTTCAGCGGTTTCAAGCGCAACCCGCCGTTGATAAAGGTCGTTTCATACTCCCGAACCAGTTTGTCGCACGCCGCCACGTCCTCGACGTTCAGGTGTTCCGGCAAGCGCTCATGCCGGAAAAGGATTTTTTCGCGTTGCTTCCCGGTAATGTCGAACACGGCGCAGAAACTTTCTTCGTCCAGAATAGGCAGGCCGTCCAGAGGATAGAGGGCGTAGCCGTCGCCCAGCCATTGCGTGATTTCTCCCGATCTGTCGATGCGGTCATACAGGTAATAAAGCCCGTTCGTCTTGCAGATAGAAAGAACCTTTTTCAGCTTCATTCGTCTACCTCCGCCGCCTGCTCGTTCAACGCCTTTACCGCCGCCGGAATGTCGGCGCGGCCCGCGTTCTCCACTTCAACCCGCGTCACGTCGCCGACGTGGTATACGGAAACTTTACGCTTCTGACGGAACCCCGCCGCCGCGGTCGCCACAGCTTCACCCGCCGCGACAATCAGGACCACACAGCCCAGCCAAACCCAAAAACTTGAAAACACGAATTGCAGAAGTTCCATTTTATTTCCCTCTTTCCAGCCTTTCGGCGATATTCAAAATTCCGACGATTGCTTCACGAATGTTTGCGTCCGTGTTCGCCGTGATGGACAGGACCCGTGCAATGTCCCGCAGTTCCTCCGCCGCGGCGATTTGGTCCGCCGCCGCGCCCGTTGCTCTCATGCAGTCAGGGCAGAGGGGCAGGCCCTCCGCCGTCGGTCCGCCGCATTGCTCACACTTCGTCAGCTTCATAGATAACGCTCCTTTACACCGGGTAGCCAAATACAATGACGGTTCCTGTCAGGACTGCGCCCAGCAGGAAGACAAGCCACAGGATAACCACACCCAACAGGACGTTTTCGGCCCAGCCGCAGACACGCAAGGCCCACTTTGCCACGGTCCAGCATTGCAGGCGGCGGGTGTGTTCCAGTTTTTCAAGGCCCGATGCCCGTTTCATGTCGTAGGTCGCCGCTTTGACCTCCGCCGCCACTTTCGGTTGCAAACCCGCTCGAATGGTGAACAGCGCCCAATAAAGAACGATCAGCAGAATTCCGGCACGCATTGTCAGTCCTCCGTTTCCCGTTCATGCGCCCACACACATTCGGCGCAGTTTTCCAGTTCGCCCGTGTCGAGCGGGCAAGGCTCATTGTCGGCCCATTCAGGCTTCATGCAGTCATACTTCATTTCGTTTCCTCCGTTTCGATGTTTCGGCCCCGCAGGGCAAGCATTTTTTCACGAACCAGCTTATCGACGACGCGACCCGGCGTTTTCTGCCCGCTCATAAGCATAAGACGTTCGAGGTTGTAGGCCGTCTGTGCCGTGACGCGGACCGTCATTTTCTGTGTGTGCTGTTTTTTCATGGTGTCCCGCTCCTTTCGTGGTGGACGTAATCGAGGAATAGCACCGCCCCATTGAAGCGGACCCGCCATTGTTCGAGGTCCGCCGCAGTAACGTACTTCCTGCCGAAATGCTCTTTCATGTCCCGCCATACCGTCCACGGGACAAAGAAGAAGTCGTTTCCAATCCCGCCGCAGACTGCGGCAAGCGCACCCCGCCGGGCGTGGCGTTCCAGCGTGTCCCGCTGTTCCTGTGTCAGAACGTCCCACTTCAAACGATCTGTCGTTGTGTACTTCGCTTCAAAGACTATGGAGCGCCCGCCGTCAAGCGTTCCTTGAAAGTCCGGCTGTGCGCGGGCGGTAAAGCGGCCCTTGAACTTTCCGTCGCGGCTCTTTTCCAGAACGCGGAACGGTTCAGGGGTTTTGTCTACGTCGGCCCGCTCCCGGTCAGAATAGAGGGCGCAGGCGGCTTTTATTGCGCTCTCGAAAAAGTGGCCCTGTGCGTTGTTGACCTTGTTTTGATACCGCAGGGCGGCGCGTTGATTGTCTATCACGGTTCCACCCCGCTTCCCAATACAGGGCGGCGCGTGTGGTCGCCCATGCCCGCCATAAGCGCTTGAAGTTTGAACGCTTCGCTTCGGCTGATTTCCGCCGCCGGGATTTCTTCGGCCTTTTTGGAAGCAGGCGGGAAGATGTCGTTCTTCATCAGGAACGCCGAATAGAACCGTTCCATTTCCTCTTCCAGCGCGGCTTTATAAAACTCATAGCTGAATTCGATTTCCAGCCGTTCCGCCGCGGTGTAGTCAATTCCGACTTGCTTTCGTGCGCGGCCTGAATAGGACCCGACGCACTTAAAGGGAATTTTCCCGGTCACGGTATAAATCACCTGAACCAGCAGTTTTCTTTCATACGGGGTCTTGTAACGGAAGAAGCACTTTTCCAAACGCTCTTCCGCTATTTCGGCTTCGTCGATGCCGTATTGCTTCATCAGCTTGTCAAGCAGGGCGGCGGCTGACTGCTTTTCACCGTCTGCGCCGCGGTTTGCAAGGGCTTGAACCTTGCGTATCTTCTCTAACAGGCGTTCCCGCTCCGTCATTGTCATACCTCCCATGTGTAAGGTTCCGTGCGGCACATATCGTAGAACGGGCAGAACGAACAAGCGTCGTCCGCCGTCCTGCGGTCGCAAATTTCCTTGATGACCCGCGCGGCCTGCTTCATTTCTTCGATTTCCCGTTCTTCCGGGGTCGGCTCATTTCTTCTCATATCTCGCAGATACCACCGATGTTTTCCAAATCGGCCCGGCTCACCGTGCGGCGTTTCAGGATACCCGCCATGACTTCGCCGTAACGGTCCCAACGTGCCGTCGTGGTCGTGAAGTAGCGCAATTCCGGGTTGAACTGCGCCCGCATTTTCAGGCCCGTAAGGATTTTACTTGTAATTTCGAGGTCAAGCGGGTAAACGCTGACGCGCCCGCTTTCCTTGTCTACCTCCCGGCAGACGGCAAGCAGTTTCAACCGCTCCCGCGGCTTCGGCGGCTCCCGCTCGATTGCGTCCTTGCAGTCGCAGGGTTCGGAAGCGTCGAGGTGTGCGCCGCAGTCCGGGCAGATTTTGAACGGCCTTGCCATATTGAACAACCCCTTTCTTTATTCTTTCTTTCGCAATTTCAGATAGACCGCCCAACCCGTGAAGTCGTTGTATTCGTACTGAACGCCGTAGTCATCGTCTGTCAGGGTCCAACCGGGATATTTCTTTTCCCAAAACTCACGGGGCGGGTGTTCTTTCGCCCACTTCTCAATCTGACGGCGATTGTACTTGCCGTCGTTCGTCCGGCTGTACGGCCTTTCGAGGTTATGCGAGGAATTCCACCGCTTTTTCCCGCACCCCTGCTTCACAAGGTAGGTGCAAAGGGCGGCTATGCCGTTTTCATCGGCTTGCAGGCGGTCAGCATTACAAAAGCCGATTTTGTCTCCTTTTTTCTGTCCCTTGCGTCTGCGTTTTCTCCACAGGTCTTCCACAACGTCACGGTCAAGCCCGCCGTTCATAATGATGTGGTGATGAATACGAACGGGGGTTTCGCTGTTTCGCTTCGTGGTGTAGGCAGTAACGATCATGTACTTTAGCGGCGGCAAGCCCTCTTTCTTCCGGCGGTACTGGACCCGGCGCAGGAAGTTTGTTGCTTCCTGTTCGGCCTGTTCCACCGTGTCGGGCAGATATTTTCCGCTGTATGTAGCTGTAACGTGCAGGGCTTCCGGGTCAGAACCGAAATTCAGGTTCGCCGTCTGCGTGAAGTAGCGGCGGGCGTTCTTGTCATTCAGGTTCTTTTGCTTCGGCTCCGTTTCCTTGATTTTCTTTGACCTCTTCCCGCGCGTAGATGCTGTCAGTTGCGCGGCGGTATAGGGGTATATATCTACCTCCCGATAATGCTTTCCGCAGTAGATTTTCTTTTCTCTCATAAAACTTCGCACTTGCTTCACTCCTTTTGCGGGTAGAGGAAGCGGGCGGGGCTTTACTTCCGGCGTGTGTAGTTGTCTATGCAGGCGAGAAGAACACCAGATAGGACGTGTCTTTCTTCCCGGTCCTGTTGTCATGCGTGACAAGGCTAATCGCAGGAACGTTAATACCCATTACAAGCCCGCCACGCCGCGCAAAAACGGCGTTATTTGTTGACTTTTTCCGCCGTTTTTGATATACTAACGGTAGGTTGATAGCTGATATATTTTCATCGGCGGAACCCGCTTCGCGTCTGCTCTCCCAAGCAAACGCGGGGCGGTTTTTCTTTATCCAGTTTTCACGACGGCGGGGGTTCAGACCTCCGCCGCTTTGTCTTTGCCTTCCTGCGCGATCTGCGCCGCGTCCTGCTTCGACGTGAACAGAGAAGCCACAGCCGCGCCCAGCGCTTCGCCCCAAACTTCCACGGGGTATTCATTCAGGGCATTCAAAATTCTGTCGCTTGCGATAAGAACAAGCTGTGCGCGGTCCTCTTCGGCGACTTCAACGTTTTTCTCTTCGTCGTCCTCTCCGGGGACAGATACCAAGATTTCGGATTTCAGATAGCAAAGCGGGCGAACGCCGCTGTTGCCGCAGTAAGCGCCGTTCCAGCCCATCGCGCCAGAGGAATCGACGACGCGGACGACGCAAGAGTAGGACGCGTCACAGGTCCACGGGGTCAGGTTCCAGCACCACGCGTCCACGCGCGGGATAATGCCGCGGAACATTCGATACAGCTTGTCCGACAGCAAAGCGATTTTGTCGGTGGCGGTTCCGTAGTCGGTCATGCCGTCATCGGCGGTCAGGTCGCTTTCCCAATCGAGGAACGCCGCCCTGTCCGCGCCCTCTGCAACCAGCGCGTCGAGGAACGCGCCGTTCAGTTCGCGGCGCAGGGAAGAAGAACGCCAATCGTTCTTGTTGTCTTCGTCGAAAGCGCGTTCAAAGACGGGTTCGGCGGAAATCGCAACGGTCCCGTCGCCTGCGTACAGCTTGACCCACTCAACGCCGCCGTACAGGAAGCGCCCGCCCGTTTCGATCTGCGAAATTTTCTTCATGGTTTAGTCCTCCTCATATTCCGGCTTGAAGCCGTTCTTTATGTCCGTGATAAGGTCCCGGACCGTCCGGGAAAGGCAGTAATAGAAAATCGGGAGGAAGAGGGCGAAAACCTCTCCGCCGACGGCGAAATAGCCACGGTAGGCCAGCGCACGGGCCGCACCCTCACGGAACAGCATAATTCCGGCAATCGTCAGGGCCGCATACTTCACGATAGCCCACACGGGGACCGGGCGGCGCTGGTCGATTTTCCGGGACTTCCGCCGGGCGGTCATTTGCCCGGCTTCAACGGTGATTGTGATAATCTCTTGTGTCATTTCGGTTCCTCCACTTCGATTCGCTCCGCCGCCGCGATCATAACGGCACGTCCGTTCTTGTCCAGCAGTTCACCTTGTACCAGCAACCCGGTTTTGTCCGGGGTCTTGCGGTAAATCACCGCTGTTACTCGCTGGTAGGTGATGCCGTTGTACCGTACCGGGCGTTCGTCCATGAATGCCCGCTTCAAATCAGCCGTTGTCACGGGACACACCGCCTTTCCGTGAAATCTCGTATTCGGCCCCGAAACGACGGCGCTTGCACCGCCAACAGGTGATTTTCATATTCACGCCGCCGCGGACACGCTCAATATCGTGTTTCCCGGCTTTCTTGATTTCGAGGAAGCAAGGCAAGCAGAATTGACGTTTCATGCTGTCACCGCCTTTCAACCGTCGTAGCACCCGCACGGCGCACCGCATAAACAGCCGCCGGGGGTTTCCGGGAATAAATCGTCAAATGTGATTTGGGCTTCTTCAAATTCCTTGATTTTCATAGCTTCGTCATGGTAACTTTCCCAAGACCAATTCCGGCCCAACCCCTTAACGGTTTTCAGGCTGTCCGCCGCGTTATGTTCCAAGTCGATTGCCCTTTGAAATAATTCGGGATAATCTTCCCAAAGCGCTTGAATTTCTTTTTTCTTCATCGACGGGCAGAAAAAGCAACTCGACTTACCGGGTTTCGGAAGCCCTGCCCGTTCGATCACGCGCACGCATTCCGAGCGGTCCCAGCCCCATTCGTATAGGGGGTATCTGTTTTTATACTTTTTGTTCGCTTCGTCCGCCGGGGCCGCGTGCTGAATTCTGCGTGTTTCGCCTGCATCGTAGCCGATATACTTATAAACCCGCCGCCCCGCGGCCCACTCTTCGCGGCAAGGCGGATAGTTGTTGCAGAACTTTTCTTGCGTTCCAATCTTGTGTTTAAGCGAGCATTTCTTGAAACCATAGGCGATAGACGGCAACGCATGAGAACGCAGGCATTCTTCTTCCAACGTCATTCGATTTCCGCCTTTGTCGGTGTAGAAAACCGGGGTTATTATCGGCAGTCCATGCTTTTCAAGCCACACGTTAAATGTCTGAATAAATTCGTATGTGTGCGGCTGTTCTGCGCCGGGGTCTGCAAAAAGAATTAGGTCTATTGGGATTTTGTGTAGATACATTCCGATAATCATAGCAGTTGAATTTGTCCCACCGCCAAATGAAACAACGTTCATAGTTTGTTCTTCCTTTCATTCCTTGCGCCTGCGCTGACGATCAGCCGCCGCGTGTCCAAATTTCTTCAACCTGCTTCCGACAGTATTCCGGGCCGTTCAGGTTGACCCAATCACTGATAATGGCGCGGTCTTCGTCTTCACGGTGTTTGTCGATAGCCTTGAAGTTCTCTTGCAGGGTGTCCGGGTCAAAGTATTTCGCGCTGGAACCCGTACCGTGGGACAGAACCACGCGAACAACAATGCAAGCCGTGTCCGCGCAAATCTCGATACGCAGGTTTCCAAACTCCATAAAGTACACGCCGACGAATGACGTACTTTTCGTCAGGCCGCGGGCGGTCCCGAACTCCTGCATTGCGAGGGTACGGGCCGTCTTCGCCGTCAACTTGACCCCGCCGGGGTGCTGTTCCTTTTTCGTCATGTTGTTTCCTCCCGCTCGAACCTGATTTTCATTTGTGCGGGGCAAAGGTCCACTTCCGGGCGGCGGGTCCCTGTCCAGCGCAGGCCCCCGGCTTGTCCAACGCATTTCCACCCAGCGGCCCGCAGGCTTGCGCCGTTTTCTGTGTCCAGAATATAGGTGACTACCCGTTTATAGCCCATCGCCCGCGCCGCTCTCCATGCCGCGGCGTAAAGCATTGAACAGGCGTTGCGGGTTCCGTCCGTGCAAAGTCGGTTGACCTCCAATGTCCAACCGTCGTCAAGGTGGCGCGATACAGGACGGCCCACAATGGCAACCCCTACGATTTTTTCACCGTCAGATAGCCCAATGGAAAACTTATGCCCCACGGTTGCCCCGTGGTGTCGGTGGTTTTGCTCGACAAACGCGTTTGCTTCTCTAAGCGTCATCGGTACGATTTCAAGCACGTTGCGTTCCCTCGCTCTCTTGTGACAGCCACCAAAGCGGATTGTTCCGCTTGTCCTCATACGGACAAGGGCTACCATCGTCACAACTGACTTTCCCACACCCGGCGCAATACTTCCGCTGGAATGCTTCGTCCCACGGCGCTTCAATGACGGGCAGGCCCCGCAAGAAAGCGCCCAGCGTTTCCGGGTTCTTCGTGATTTCTTCAAAATTGTTCACCGTGGAACCTCCTTTACGAATTGACCGCGGTTTTGCCGCGGCGTTTGAAGTTCTCTTGCACGCGCTGTTGTGCAAGAACGGGGTTGTATGCTCTCCGCTGGTTGCGGTCAAGCCCGCCCGTTTCGCCACGTTTCAACTCCCGGTAGACGGTAGCCGTTGCCATACCCAGCCCATCGGCGATGTCTGCCACCCGGTCGCCGTTCAGGTATCGTGTGGAAATCTCCTTGCGGTCCTGAAAATCTATGTATCTGTACTGCCGCACCAT